AGAACCAGTGTATTATAAAAAAGAGTTAACCCCAGGACAATACAAAAGGTATAATAGACAACAGTTTAGACAATACAAAAAAGATTTAAGAAAGGAAGATAGAGAAGCTAGGCGACAAGAAGGACAGGAAAGACGAGACGGAAGAATAGAAGAAAAATATCAAGATGGTGGTATTTTCAGCCAAATCGCAGACCGTATGAGAGAGAGAAGGGCTCAAAGAAGACTAGGTAGAACTACAATACAACCAGATAATCCTGAGTACCTTGAAGGTAATGCTGGAATGTTTAATCAATATTTTCAAGAAGTTGAAGGTATTCCTGGAAGATCAGTTGTTTTAGATCCAGAATACGGCGATGAGTCTGTTTTGACTCATGAGCTTATACATAGCACTCAATACGGTCCTTTACAGCGTCTAGCGGCTGAGTTACGTTTTAAAAATGCTGGCAGAATACAGGATAGAGATAGCAGAAAGGCATTTAGAAAACTATTTAGATCTCTTGATCCTAAAACTCAAACTTTTAATAGAATGGGTGAGTATATGGTTGGAGGAAAAGACGACGATATAGAGTTTGATGCAATTATTAAATCTGCCATCTCATCTGCGAAAAAGAGAGGTTATGATCTAACTGGTAAAACTTATGGTGAAATTTTAAACACTTTAAATAAAGCTAGAGGTGAAGGTAATATCTCCGTAAATATGAAGCATTTAGGAAACTTTATGAATACCGATAAAAAAACAGGTAACACTTGGACTGATAAGCAAAAAGGGTATATTATGGATGCTATTAAAGCTAACCTAGATTTTGAAGGTTATACTGGTGAAGACGTAAAACAAGACTTAAGATAAAACTAATTTAAATAAAATGAAACATTTAATAATTATAGCGCTAGCAGTAGCGCTTACGTCGTGCTCTTCAGTAAAGCAGCACTACAGATCTCAAAAGAAAGACTATAGTCAATGTTGGTGTATTGATCCGTGGGATGGCGGTGGAGAGTGGTGTTGTAATGGAAAGGCACCTAACTACATGGCACCTTATCGCCATAATCACAATTAATGATGTCAAAGTATAAATGCGATTGTGGAGAGCATGAAGTAGAGTGCTCTAATGCCGTTATTAGAATAATTGACGGAAAAGCTACACATGACGTTAAATGCCCATGTAAAAAGTACATGAAGCTGTCTAACCCTAAAAAAGGCATTCCGTCTCTTGGTAGGATGGATAATTATGGTAGTAGCTACTGATGTCTGTACTATTAAATTTAAAGGAATATGATGAGCCTGCTATCAAGATTTGTCCCAACGGTACGGAAGGTGAGATTGTCGAACTCGGTGGGCTACTCATTTGCCTTCCAAAAAGGCCGCCGAAGAAGCAAATTTTCGGATATAAAGAATCAAACTCTATGCAAGTGTGGCGAAGGGTATCTATGCCGCAGGAATTGTCTCGTATTAAATCTATGGATGAGTGGGCGGAAATGCCAAGGGAGTTCAGAGAGAGGTTTCGTCCATATATCGAGGAGGAGTTTAGGCGTAGGCGTGAGGGTTTTTGGTTTTATAACAACGGTACAGCTGCATATATTACGGGGAGGCATTACATGATGCTGCAGTGGACCAAGCTAGATATTGGTTACCCGTACTTTCTTAACTTTCAGCGTGAAATCTTTTTACACATGGCTGCGTGCGAAGCTGATCCACGTTGCATTGGTCAGCTTTATACTAAGTGTCGTCGTTCTGGGTATACTAATATATGCTCTGCAGTGCTTGTTGACGAAGCTACGCAAGTAAAAGACAAGCTTATGGGGATACAGTCTAAGACTGGTAAAGATGCTCAAGAGAATATTTTTATGAAAAAGGTGGTTTATATGTTTAGACACTACCCTTTCTTTTTTAAACCAATACAAGATGGTACTACTAATCCGCGTATGGAGTTAGCTTTTAGAGAGCCATCAAAGCGTATCACCAAGAAGAACAAAACATCTCAAACAGGTGAAGCGCTTAACACAGTTATTAATTGGAAAAACACAACTAACAATGCATACGATGGTGAAAAGCTACACATATTGTATTTAGATGAGGCAGGAAAATGGGAAAAACCTACAGACATAAGAGACGCTTGGAGGATTCAGAGGACATGTTTGATCGTCGGAAGAAAAATCGTGGGAAAAGCGCTAGTCGGAAGCACCGTAAACCCAATGGACAAGGGTGGGAAGGAATACAAGGATCTATGGAAGGATTCGAATCCAGACGAAAGAAACGCAAACGGTAGGACACTTAGCGGTTTATATAGACTGTTTATACCAGCAGATGAATCTCTTGAGGGTTTCTTTGATGTTTACGGGAATCCAGTAGTGGATGAACCAGAAAGTGCTGTCGCTGGTATTGATGGGGAGGATGTTGTTGGTGGCTCTAGACAGTATTTAAAGAATGAGAGAAATAGTTTAAAACACGATGCTTCTGAATTAAATGAGGTGATCAGGCAGTTCCCGTTTACAGAAGACGAAGCGTTTAGAGATAGTATTGAAGGTAGCCTGTTTAATGTTGGTAAGATATACGAACAGATTCAATTTAATGACGAATTGTTTCCCAATCCAGTTGTTGTAGGTAATCTAAACTGGAGAAACGGAGAGAGGGATAGTGAGGTTGTGTTCTCACCAGATCCAAACGGAAGGTTTAGAATATCTTGGCTACCTCCAGCAGAGATTAGAAATAAATCAGCACTAAACAGAGGTAAAAAGGTACCGCCTAATTCACATATAGGATGCGGTGGCGTCGACTCTTATGATCTTGATGAAACTGTAGATGGCAGAGGTTCTAAGGGGGCTTTGCATTTGTACAATAAGTTTAATATGGAGTACCCATCTAATACATTTGTTTTAGAGTACGCTTCTAGACCGCCTTTAGCTAAAATCTTTTACGAAGATGTGCTTATGGCTGCTGTGTTTTACGGTTTTCCTATATTGATTGAGAACAATAAGTACGGTATTGCAAGGTACTTTGAATCAAGAGGTTATGATGGGTATCTAATGGACAGGCCTAAGCATTTGCTAGCGGCTAATTCATCAACTATAAAATCAAAAACAAAAGGTATACCATCTAACTCTCAAGACGTAATACAAGCTCACGCTCACGCTATAGAGGCGTACATTCATGATTATGTTGGCATAAACTACGATACAGGTGAGTTTGGCGGGATGTATTTTAATCGTACCTTAGAAGATTGGATTGGATATCAGATAAACAATAGAACAAAGTTTGACCTTACTATTAGTTCTGGGTTAGCTTTATTGGCTGCTCAAAAAGTAAAACGTAAAATAAAACCTGCTGATTTTAACGACAAGAAATTCTTTAGACGATTCAAGGTTTATTAATGATAACCATACGTTTAGTATATTTGCAAAAATGAGATTATATATAAAATAATGTATAGCAGCAACAAAAAGGGCACAAGTAAAAAAGGGTTTCCAGATCCGTTAGCTCATGCAGAAGAGAAGGCTATGCAAGAATACGGGCTTCAGTATGCGAAAGCTATTGAAAATCAGTGGGGTAGTGGAACAGACACGTATTCTTCGCTAAAGACTAAAAAAGAAACATTTGCTAGAAGTAGAAAATATGCAAATGGAACACAAGACACGACTCCATACAAAAAACTATTAACGTCTTTAGATCCTAATGGAAACAATGGTACGCTACTGAATCTAGATTATACTCCAGTACCAATACTACCAAAGTTTGTAAAGATTGTAGTAAACAATATTCTATCTAGAAACCCTCAACCAAATGTAGAGGCGATTGATCCTCTATCTTCTTCAGAAAAAGATTTAGAGAAAAAAAATATTGAGGCTTCTATAATGGCTAAGGCAGAGCTAATGAAGCTCAAGGAGAAGACTGGTATGGTTATAGCAGAAGATCCTGAGCAAATACCAGACACCTTAGAGGAAGCGGAAATTTTTATGGGAACTAACGTCAAGACAGACGCTGAAGTTGCAGCACAGATTGGAGCTATGATGACGTTAGAGTGGAATGATTTTAATGATAACATTTTACGTCGTTGTGTAAACGACTTAGTTGCTTGCGGGATGGCTGTTGTAAAAAGAAGCAATGACCCAAACTACGGGATCAAAACAGATTATGTAGATCCGTCTAAGTTTGTTCACAGCTACACAGAAGACCCAGGCATGAACGATCTTGTCTATGCTGGACATATAAAAAGGATTTCAATACACGAGCTGAAAAGAATAGCTGGGGATCAGTTAACTGAGAAGCAGTATGAAAAAATAGCTGCTAAGGTTTCTGGAAAGTACGGCAATGAAAGCTCTTTACTTAATTACTCTTACTACGATAACGTCAAGAACACAACTCATCACGGTTATGATGAGTATATGGTAGATGTTTTAGACTTTGAGTTTTTGGCGGTAGACTGTATACATTTTGAAGAAAAAGAAAATCAGTACGGCAATAGCGGATTTTATTACAAAGGGTACAACTATAAAGAAAAGCACGGTTCTGTATACAATAGAACTGCGCATCAAATGAAT